CCCGAAGGGGGCCCCGCTGAACCGAATGGAGGAACTCAATGTACGTCTCCAGCCAGCGTTACCTTTCCCGTGAATATTTCAGGGGAAGTGGTATCACGGGTAGTGGGATCTCACGTAATGTGAGATTCTCTACTCCCAACCTGGTTGAAGGCGTCTATTCCTGGCGCACAGGGGCCCGAGCTACCTCGGATCCCGCTGTACCTTCCTCTCAGAGGATTGCCGAATTTGATGGCTGGGGTATACGTACCCCGCCCAAACGCGGTAACCTCACGGATCGTCTTTCCGAAAGGAAGCGATACCTTGAAGAGGTGCAGAGAGCGGCCTTTCCAGCTGAGACTCAGTCTGGATTGGCGTCAGTGAATAGGACATCATCGACGGATAGCGGTCACCTGTTTGCGTCTCACAAGACGTTCAGGAACTGCTACCGGGGAACCATGAACTACGCCGATATATTCGACCCCTCTAAAGGGTGGAATGGCGATGTTTGGGGTTCTGCAGGGATGGGCATTCAGAATCCGTCTGGCTTTCCTCTCCTTTCTGGAGAGGACACAGGTAACTTGATCGGCGTGTCATCGACACAACGTCAAGGCCTGGCCAATCGGCTGTTTGCCGCAACTGCACCTGACAAGAGCATGGCTAGCGTCGGAACAACTCTGGTTGAGTTGCTTCGCGGCGATATTCCAAGTCTCTTGAGGAACTTCCAACGCATGGAAAAGGGATACAGGGGCGCGGTTAAATACCTCGGCTCTGAGCACCTTAACGTTGCGTTTGGATGGACTCCTTTGATTCAAGAGTATGCCAACATCATCAAGGTTGGCATGTCTCTTGAACGCGTCGTCTACTACGAATCGTTCCGTAGACGTCGACGCTGGGATGGACCAAGCTCATCTGGATCTTCTTCGCCGAATGTGACCCTTAGTGGTCTCAATTCGCCGTTTGGAGATACTACCTACCCCTACCCGGGGGAGGTGATTGGCTTGAACAGCGGTTATGGTGCGACTTTTCGCACTCAACATCGCTGGGTGGCGTCGGAAGACTACCACTTCTCGTCCAAGTACGTCGGGATGGCAAAACCATCTCGCCGTGCTAATTCCTTCACTGATCAGGTGAATGATGTCGCATTGAAGTTAGGACTCGTTGAAGATCCCCAGATGCTCTGGGAATTGACTCCGTACTCCTGGTTGGTTGATTGGTTCTCCACTATGGGAGCATCAATTGCCAACTCCAATTTGTACTCCCCACGTGTGGGGAAGTACAATTCCGATTACGCCTATCTGACGACGCAGTATTCAGTGCGTACTGATGGCACCATTGTTGGCGCTGGAAGTACTAACGCTGTTACTGCGGCGACACGAGTTACTCGGGGTACCGCTTATGCGTATTCCCGCACTCGCTGGCGTGATCGTGCCACTCCATTTGGGTTTGGTACTCAGTTGGGGAGCCTTTCTGCTTCCCAATTTGGGATCCTAGTGGCCCTGGGTTTTGCCCAGAGTCGCTAACCACAACTGAACAACAATTCCACAACAAGTGAACATGGACAGGAGTCCAAGATGGCATTCACCGATCCTCAGTCAGTTACCATTGATGGTACCGCGAGCTCGCTTCCGCGAGTTCTCACCGGTACTACCGTTGGTCAGTTCAAGTCCGCAGATGCGGTTCTTGAGCTGACAGTCGATCCTCGTGGCACGGCTAAGCGCCGTCGCAACGTGGGGCGCCTCTACAAGAAGCGCACTGTTCTCGACCCGCTCGGGTCGGGCCTTTCGACTGTGGTACAGAGCATGGTGTCGATCACGATTGATCGCCCAAACTCTGGAGTCACCGATGCAGACATCGAGAAGGATCTCGTTGGCTTCATCGCGTGGCTGACTGCTTCCACGAACAGCAACATGAAGAAGCTGATCGCTGGAGAGAACTGAACGTGACGGAAACGATTCTCATCCTTTCCGTTATCGGTCTTACGGGCCTCACCGGCGCTTGCGTCGGTGGGGTCCTGACCCTTGCGTTCAGTCGGAGGGGTGGTTCCACCTCTTCGTGAGTGAGTCCATCTTGGCTTGGAATCTCTAGCCCTTTGAAAGGGGGCAGGATTGAAAAGCCAAGTGATCCTCCTTGAGCAACTCATGCTGGATGCAGGAGATGCTCTGGGGTTCAGCGCAAAGAGAGATGTTGAATCTCTCTGGAGAAGATACGACGAGGAGGGCTTGCCCTTCTTGACGATCACATTGCCACGCCTCGATGACCTGCTGATTGCAGGGCTTCGGGACGGACAACTCCCTTCTTTCGAAGGGTGGTTGTCGCGATGTGCCTACCCCGAATTCCTTCGTGGAATCTGGAGTTTGATCTTCTCTAGGGAAGGAAAACTTCTTTCCAACCCCAGTGTACCGGCCATTCGGTGGCTTCGTCAGATCTCTAGGCTTCATAAGAAGATCTTTGAGGTCTGCGAAGATGACCGTGTCGAGGCGGAAATTTCTCGATTCGTGGAGGTAGATTCCAACCTACCCTCTCGGAAAGAGATCCGTTCCTCGATTGACCCGTACACTCGACGAGTTGCCCAGCTTTTGTTTGGGCAAGTCATCGGTGAGGCCTTGTCTACCATCAATGATGGCAAACAT